CTTTAAATAAGTCCAACATCAACCTGATTCGTGACGCAATACAAACGGCATTGGACAATGTTGCGGGAGACTTGCGTGACGGTAATGCAAACATTTCCTTAGATTTAAAGCTGGGTGGTATTTCGTATTCCGATACGAATTTCAAGGCTACCCTTAGTTGCTCCGTTGTTGACGAAAACGGTGTCGTTCAGAACAAGGAACGTGCGGCGTACATTCAGTTTTCATCCATGTATGATCTTGATCCCGCGTGGATTGATCAGACGTTCATGGACTACGAGGGTAGGACCATGAAGATCACGGGATTGAACACTCGCGCACGGAAACAGCCTATTCTGTTAGAGGATGAAAATGGTAAATCGTACAAGGGTCATGCGGCCACGGTTCTTGCTCACATGACGAATCGTTCTATTTCCGTATGACGTTCATTCGCAAAATTTTGTTTTGGCTTCGGGGGTATCGTCGCATATCTCCGAAGCACACTCCTAAAATAGAGAGGAAGAAAGATGCCTAGTTTTACGATTATGATGCCTGACGGCAAGAAGGTGGACATCACGGACAAGATCAAGAAGTCCAAGGACGAGGATGACGTTAAGGCAGTGGTCCTTGATGCGTTGAAGCCAGCCTTGGAAAAGAAGAAGTCATGACGTTTAGGATGACGGCATGGAACAGTGACGGGACCGACGTTGTGGAGATCGACGGTCCCGTTTCTCCTGACAGGGTTATGGAAGCGGAAACGGAGAGCCGTGAGATATGGTGTCCGCATTGTTTTAAAAAGATGACGGTTGGCCATTTAAATTGGCATTCTTTAACGTGCCGCAATTGCAAGGAAGAAGTTGAAAAGCCCGATTGGCTGATGCCGTTGGGGTTATGAAGCTTAAAACCTTGGATCTGTTTTCTGGAATCGGTGGCTTTGCGCGAGGGCTCGAAGCCACTGATTTTTTTGAGACGAGTTGCTTTATAGAACAAGAGCCTTACTGTCAGGCCGTGTTAAGGTATCATTGGCCCGACGTTCCCGTGCTAGGAGACATAAAAAATGTCCGAAGATCCGACCTCCCCGACCCAGACCCCGATGTTATTTGCGGAGGATTCCCTTGCCAGCCATTCAGTCACGCGGGGCGACAGCAGGCTCAAGACGACCCCCGTCACCTCTGGCCAGAGATGTTTAGGCTTATCAGGGAATGCCGGCCCACTTGGGTTGTTGGAGAAAACCAAGAATGGAAAAGGGTTATCAGGCCAACTTGGGGGACATGGTGAAGCTGGACCAGAAGAGTGGTGGGCAGTTGAGCCCTCTGTGGGTCGCTTGGTTAATGGGCTACCCAACCGAGTACCTCAACTCCGTGCCTTGGGAAACTCCATCGTCCCGCAAATCGCAGAAGAAATCGGAAACGCAATAAAGGTAGCAGAACAATGGAAGCCATAATCATGTGCTTGGCGCTGAACATCTATTTTGAGTCGCGAAATCAACCCATCGAAGGTCAGGTGGCCGTGGCCCAGGTAGTGATTAACAGGGCCCTTGATGATCGATATCCTAATCACCCGTGCGATGTTATCACACAAGGCCCGACCTATCCGAACAGCAATCTGCCCGTTCGTCATAGGTGCCAGTTCTCATGGTACTGCGACGGTAAGACGGATCGTCCAACGGATCTTGACGCTTTTAGATGGGCGATGAGTATTGCAACAGGAGTTGCAACGGAGAAACTTGAGGATGTAACGTATGGTGCAACGCACTATCACGCGACAAGAGTGTCACCGGATTGGTCATACAGGGCGAAACACACTGTAACAATTGGTGATCACATATTCTACAGGTGGGAGCATGACTGATTGGGTGCAGAACATACTGCCGAAACCTCTTGAGAATCCGACGCTTCGGGTAGTGAGCTTGGGCGCTGGCGTTCAGTCTACCGTTATGGCGATGATGGCTGAGAACGAAGCGTTTGGTCCCAGACCTGATTGCGCGATATTCGCGGACACGGGATGGGAACCGAAAGAAGTCTACGGACATCTGGATTGGCTGGAGAAGCAGATATCGTTCCCCGTTCACCGTGTAACATCTGGAAACATAAAGCACGATCTGGAGAACAACCTGAATACGACAGGTCATAACTTCTCAGCGATACCGTTCTTCATGGTTAATAAAGACGGTACGTTTGGCATGGCTCGGCGGCAGTGTACCAGCGAGTACAAGCTCAAGCCCATACGTAAGAAGGTACGTGAACTGATTGGCCTGAAGCCAAGGCAGCGGACACCCAAGGGCGTGATGGTGGAAATGTGGATGGGCATCAGTCGCGATGAGGTGCAGCGCATGAAGGAGAGTTCTGATTCATGGGTCACGAACCGTTGGCCGTTGCTCGAGAAGGAGATGCGGCGATACGACTGCCTTGATTGGTTTCGGGAGCGTCACCCGCAACGGACGTTGGCCAAGTCGGCATGTATCGGGTGTCCGTTTCATGATGACCATGAGTGGAGCCACATAAAGAACAATTATCCAGAAGAGTTTGAGGAAGCTTGCCAGATCGATGAGAAGTTACGTGATCCAGAGATGGACGGCGGCAAGTTTCACGGGCAGCGATACCTACACGCGCAAAGGGTTCCGCTGCGCGAGGTACGGTTCAATACGGCGAGTGAAACTGGGCAGCAAGATCTGTTCAACGACTTGATGCAGAACGAGTGTGATGGAATGTGCGGGATATGACTAGAGATTTAAATAGAAGCCGCTCATTAAGACAAGCATTAGAGAGAAGTACTATATTGTCTTCTGAATGGGAGGAAGTTTTTTGGAGTTTAATGGAGAAGGACTCCTTTAATTCTTGTCGCTGGTGTCACGTATGGGAGTATCCGGGGATAGATAATGGCATTGAGCATGCCGGCCCAGAGAAAATTAGACAGATAGTAGAGAGAAGAACATGACTGAAGTAATATTGTTGATATCGGCATTGTTCGTAGCGGACAATCATGAGTTTCTGAAAGAGGCTAGAAAGCAGATTGACCAAGGAGCTAGATGGCATTACGTGGGTCACCAGAAGATTGATCCAAATGCCAAGGCTATACCAATCCAATGCGTAGATCACTTAGGCAAGCCATGCGGCGAAAAGTTTATTCTATGGAAGCTGAAAAAAAACTAAAGCCAAAACCGGACCTTGAAAAATGTGATTGGTGTGGCGAGGAAACCCGCCCCCAAATCGAGGACAGTAAGCTCATCTGTCCCCGCTGCCGTCGCCCGTTGAATTAATGCTGTATCTCTTCCTCCTCGTCAAAGGGTGTCAGGGCGCGATGAAATCCCGCGTCCGGGTCGCCGTCTTCTATACCTAGCGACTCCGAAAGCAACCGCGACATGAAGTAGTTCATGCGGGATATACCCAGTGCTTGGGCGCTGTACTCCATCGCGATTCGGTACAAGATCCACATCTTCATAGTCGGTGGTAGACCGTCCAAACTTTTGACGGCTGCCTTTGACGATTTCTGATAGATCGTTTCCAGGTCATCGGGCGTCATGACGAGTACGTCTTTTTCAAAAGAGACGCATAGAATTTACGGACTTGCTTATCCGATGGCGCCTTCTTAGCCTCGTCCACCAAGAACGCGATCTGCTGACCCGCTGATCTAAAGTTTGGTTTCGCCATAGCCATGAGTTCATTGTAAGACTGTAGCGAGATGGCTACGCTTTTGTATTTCGTAATGTCAGGCACCTTATCCTCCTTATGTTAACCATTGTCGTAAATCTTCACCCATCACCGTTGTGGCGATGTCCATCTTGCTCCGCAGCGCCTTCACGATCTTCTCGTCAATCGTGCCTTCCGCAATCATGTCGATATACGTGACGCTACTCTTTTGACCGATGCGGTGCGCCCGGTCTTCCGACTGCATACGAACGGCTAGGTCGAAACTGTTAGCGAAATAGATGACAGTGTTCGCCGCCGTCAGTGTAATCCCGTACCCACCTGTTTGTGGGTTGCCGACAAAGAACCGGGCATTGCCGTTCTGGAATCTCTCAATGGCCTTGGTCCGTTGTTCGTCATCCGTGTCACCGTAGTACGTGACCACCTTGGTATTGCCATACACAACGTTTAGGGCCTTCGTGATCCGCTGCATGTCGTAACGGAACCGTGACCAGATGATCACCTTGCCATCGACTTCCTCGAGGCAGTTCAACAGCTCGCTGATTCGATTGTCGGGTATCTCTACGAGGTCACCATCGTCAGGCTTCGTGTGACCGGACAGAACTTGTTGCAGCCGCAACAACTGGGTCATCACGTTAGGCGCCGACATAAATTGATCACCGTCTAATTCTGCTAGTGCAAACTCTTTGAGCTCTGCGTAGATACGTTTTTGTTCTGGCGTCAGGGCAATGTTGCGCTGCGTATAGATTTTATCGGGCAAGTCCAAGCATTCACTCTTCAGGATACGCGAAGAGAACGTCTTCAAAAGATCCGACAATTGTCCAAGATTCCTGTAGCCGACGACACGATTAAAGCTATGACTCCCAAAAGTCTGGCGCTTCATCACCGCATATCGATACTGAAATTGAAAAAAGTTGTCGCCGCAATCGCCCAACAAAGTCTTGTCTAAAAAGTGACACTGTGACCACAGATCCATGGGAGACTGCGTCACAGGGAAACCCGTGAGGATACGCCTGTACTTCGCCAAGGGTGCCATTTTGAGTACGGCCTTGGTTCGTTTGGCCTTTGGATTCTTGATTGCCGTGCTCTCGTCAAGCACCAGCATCGCTCTCGACATTTCCAAAACTTTGACCAGGTATTTCTGACCTTTGACCGTGGACAGGGCTTCAACATTCATAACCAGAACGCGCAGATCGTCACCTTCGTGAGGTGTCGCCATGCCTATAAGTGCTTGTTTTTCTTTTGCTTTTGGCGAAGGCGTCCATGTCACGATAGTCCGTTCGATACGATCTGGAAGGTGCGCGGGTATCTCCGTCTTTGACCAGTTGCGATAGACTCCTTTCGGCGCAACCACCACCAAGGTGTCGATGCGTCCAGCTTCAAACAAAGCGCCGGCATTGTCTATTGTGACCTTGCTCTTGCCTGTACCCATCTCGAGGAACAAGCCCCAATTAACCTCACTCCAGCTATCTTTGAGCACTGTCCTTTGATGTTCGTATGGGTCGGTCTTGAAAGTATATGTCATTTTTCTCTTGCCATGAAACTAACCTCTATATAAAAGGGGACATAGCCTTTGTAAATACCCTTTGTCCAGATAAATGGCATAGGTAGAGAGAAAGAAAGAAAATGACTGTCTATCTCACGCAAGAGAACCCTCGCTTCAATGTCCTAAAGGCAACGAAGTTTGGACAGCTCGAAAGTCTCACAACAACCGACGATCAGATTTACACAAGCGCAAGCCGGGTGGTCGCCAAGATCAAACGCGGTTTGAAAACGTTTGGGGATGAAGATTGGCTGTTGCTGTTGGGTGACCCAGCGGTCATCGGTGTGTGCTTCGCAATAGCGGCAGAGCGCAACGGTGGCCGTGTAAACATCCTCAAGTGGGACAAATTTGAAAAGGCATATTACCCAATCAGTGTCAGGCTAAAGTCTGGCATTGCAGATCTTGAAACCTGAAGAGGAGATACTTGTGACAGATATCCTTGATACGATTGCAGCAGACGCAGAAGCGTTTGAAGACCTGACTACGGAGAAAGGTGCAGAGTTATCTGATCTGATCCGTCAAGCGTCCGATGTTACGACCTTAATATCGAACGCGGAAGAGGCGGTGAAGAGCCTGAAGAAAACTCGCGACAGATACCTTTACGAATTGATCCCTGCCAGAATGAGCGAGATTGGCATGGACAAGGTAGAGGTTGACGGCAACTCCGTTTCTCTTACGACCTTTGTATCGGCCACCATGCCGAAGGACCCTTTGCAGAAGGATTTAGCGATCCAGCATCTACGGTCAATCGGTTGCGGTGACTTTATTAAAAACAAATTGGAAGTAAGTTTTGGCTTGTCCCAAGACAACGAAGCGAAAGCCCTTGAGGCTGATCTCGTTGAGGCTGGTCACGATACCAGTTCAAAGATTTGGGTGGAGCCAATGACACTGAAGAAGCTTGCAAAGGAAAGACTGCAAGCTGGTCAGGAGTTCAATACAGAACTATTCAACGCACACATTGGAACAGTAGCTAAGATTAAAGGAGCATGAACATGGCTAAGAAAAACGGTGGCGGTTTACCCGCAAAACTCGCAGAGGCTTTTGAGGCTGACAGTGGTAGCGGCTTTGAAGGCGTAACGACAGACGACCTACAGATACCTTTCATTCGATTGATCCAAGCCTTGTCGCCACAGATTGACAAGAGCGACAGCAACTACATACAAGGCAGTGGCGCTGGTGATATCTTTAACACGGTCACCAAGCAGCATTGGGCAGGGGATGAAGGTGTCGTTGTTCTTCCCGCTCTATTTCAAATGAAGCTGTTGGAGTTCATTCCTCGCACACAGGGTGGCGGTTTCGTGGGCGAACTGTCTCCCACCAGTGACGATGTTAAGAACGCGCATCGTGATGAGGATTCTGGCATGGAGTTATTGCCGTCTGGTAACGAACTGGTTCGCACGGCTCAATACTACGTGAAGATTGTCCACGATGACGGCACCTTAGAAAGTGCGATACTGGACATGAAGAAGACCCAGTTGAAAAAGTCACGTGCTTGGCTGACGCTGATGCAGATGCAAAAGCACAATGGCAAAGCGTTGCCGATGTTCGCGAACACCTATCGCTTGACCTCTGTCAAAGATGAGAATGATAAGGGCAAGTGGTTCAACTGGAGCATCGCAAAAGAAGGCTCGGTGCCTTCCATCGAAGCCTACAATGAAGCGAAGGAAATGCATCAGTCGGTTGTGTCTGGTGAGTTAGCCATCGCTCCCCCTCAAAACTTAGAACAGATTGAAAATCAATCTGACTCTGACGTTCCGTTCTAGGGAAGGATGACCCCTAAACGGTCCTGTACCGTTTAGGGGTTTATTTTCGCATGACGGAAGCAGAGAGATATTTTGACCTTTTTCAAGGTTTTAGGGGCGCCCACGGCCAGACAGAGGTTCTGAACCATCAACGTCATGGTAAGCAAAAGGCGAAGAGCTTCATTGTCCGTGAACCGTTGACTATTGAACTTGTGCAGTCGCATCTGGACGGCAAGCAAGGGATTGGCAGTATACCTATTGATGAGGACAACAGTTGCAGCTTCGGTGCATTGGACATCGATGACTATAACCTTGACCTTATCGCGCTGTGTAAGAAGTCAGCCAAGCTGAAGTTACCCTTGACGTTGTGCCGTTCAAAATCGGGTGGCGCTCATTTATTTATATTTTTATCAGAGAAGGTGCCAGCGGTAGAACTCCGCGACAAGTTGGCCGAGTTTGCATCGGCCTTGGGCTTTGGCACGTGCGAGATATTTCCCAAACAAGAGGAGGTCATCGTAGAGCGCGGTGACGTAGGGAACTTTATAAATTTACCATACTTTCAAGCTGAGTACGCGACACGGTTTGCTTATGACAGAAGCGGCAAGGAACTGACGCTGGTTGAGTTTCTTGATCTGGCAGAGAAGAGCAAGATTACACTCAAGCAGTTGAGGGACTTTGAACTGACATCTAAGTCGGATGTTCTACCTAACGGTCCACCGTGTCTACAGCAGTTGACAGAACACGGGATTCCAGAGGGTGGCCGTAACAATACGATGATTAACATCGGCGTGTTCTACAAGCTATCGTCGCCAGGGAATTGGAAAGAGCTTCTGGAGAAGCATAACCAGAACTATTGCAATCCGTCGCTGCCAGCCAAAGAGATCGTGACGATACAGGAACAGCTGGAGAAGAAAGAATACTTCTACACATGCAAACAGGAACCGATACAGAGCCACTGCAACAAGGCACTGTGCAGATCCAGACAGTTTGGTGTGGGCGGTAGTCAATCATTCCCAACAATCGGTGGATTGACCGTCGTTCTGTCGGAGCCCCCAGTTTGGTTTGTGGACGTTGACGGTGCGCGGCTAGAACTATCGACCAAGCAGTTACAGATGCAGATGGACTTTCAACGGGCTTGCATGGAGCAGATGTACCAGATGCCAGCGCGGATGAAGGATGCTGATTGGCGCGACATGATCGACAATCTACTGACCACGGCAACGCACATACAGGTGCCAGAGGAGCTAACGACCAAGGGCCAGTTCAACGAGTTCTTGGAGACGTTCTGCACCTCTCGCATACGTGCGACTTCGGAAGAGGAGTTACTGACGGGCAAGCCATGGACAGCGGATGGCTACACATATTTCAAGCTAGGTGCGCTACAGGAGTTCTTGAAGCGCAAGGGTTTCACCAACTACTCACGTGGACAGATCACGGAGCGGTTAAAGGAACTGAACAATGGTGCGGAGTCGGATAAGCAGTATCGGCTGAAGGACAACAAGGGCAAGTGGAGAACGGTCAGGGTCTGGTTTGTGCCAGAGATGGAAGAACTAGACGTTGACTTGAAGAAGCCGAGCTTCTCTGAAGAGGTGCCGTTTTGAAGATTCAGCCTATGCCCATAACGTTGCGAGAGGCCAACCACTTTGTGGAACAGTTCCACAGGCACAGCAAGAGAACGAGTAGGGACGGTGGCAAGTTTGCGATAGGCGCCACTACGGGGGACCGCATGGTCGGCATTGCAATTGTCGGTAGACCAGTGGCTCGATTACTGGACGATGGATACACCGCAGAGGTTACACGTTGCTGCGTCTTGGACGATGCGCCGAAAGGAGCGTGTTCTTTTCTGTATGGCCGTTGCTGGAGAATCTGGCAGCAGATGGGTGGCAAGCGCATGGTCACGTACACGTTACAGAAAGAAAGCGGATCTAGCCTGAAGGGCGCTGGGTGGAAGATCGTGGGGGAGACAGAGAAGGGCGGTTGGGACCGCAAAGGTCGGGAGCGGGATTGGCAACCGATTTACGGACAGCTCAAATTTAGGTGGGAAGCGCAATGAAAGTTCAGAAGACATACCTAGGTCCACCTGGCACGGGCAAGACGCAAAACAACTCCAACCTCATACAGGAGTATATGCGGCAAGGCATTGAACCAGAGCGCATCGCGTGTGTGTCGTTTACAAGGAAAGCTGCGAAGGAAAGTCAGGAGCGTGTATGTCGGGACACTGGAATTACAGAGGACCGTTTGCCGCACTTCAGGACGCTGCACTCCATTGCCTTCCGTGAGGGTGGGTACAAAACTTCAGACGTTATCGGCGGTGCGGACTTTGCAAAGATTGGGGCGGCCATTGGATTGTCCTTCGGAAAGAACTACTCACAGAACATAGAGTCTGACTTTGACACGTTGGGCGTGAGCGAAGGCGACTTCTACATGAGCTTGTACCACCTAGCGCGTAGCAAGGAGATCCCGTGGGAAGAGATGTTCAGAAGGGCCGAGAACTACAATCTGCATTACTCTGAGATGAAGCGCCTTGTGGACACATACGAAGACTACAAGCTTGAGTATAACAAGATCGACTTCACGGACATGATTGAGGAGTTCATTGAACGGGGTTATTCGTTGGACGTTGACGCTTTGGTTGTCGATGAGGCACAGGATCTGTCTACGCTACAGTGGAAGATGGTGGATGTATTGCGGGAAACGCCTGACATACAGATCTTCAGCGGCGATGACGATCAGGCGATCATGGGCTTTCAAGGTGCGGACGTTGAGGCGTTCCTTAGTGCGACAGAAGACCGCGAGGTTCTGCATAAGTCTTACAGGTTGCCAGAGAGTGTATGGCATGTGGCACAGAGTGTGGTGTCACGTATTCGTGACAGGGCGCCCAAAGATTGGAGTCCTCGAGATGAGGACGGGACCGTGCAGCAGCATCAGAGCTTGTGGGACGTTCCATTGGACTCAGGGGAGTGGTGCATCCTAGCGCGGACCAATCGCATTGCGTCACAGTACGCCGATGCGTTGAGAGACGAAGGCTGGGTCTACAGCCGTAACGGACGGCCTAGCATACCAACAAACATATATGACGCGATCATGTCGTGGGAAGATTTGACCAAGGGCAAGAACATAACCCCGCAAGAGATCAAGAACGTTTACACCCACATGAGAGCGGACGTTGGTTATAGGAAGGGCTTTGGTCCAAGGTCCAAGGCGTTGCTATCTGTCGATGATGAGACGATGATCAACATGGACTACGCAAGGGACCATCTAGGGTTGCTGCAAGTAGGGGATATCCGTTGGCATCAGGTCTTGGACAAGATCACACGGGACATGGAGCACTATCTACTGAACGCATTACGGCGCGGTGACAACGTCAAGAATCCTCGTATCAAGGTCAGCACGATACACTCCATGAAGGGCGGTGAGGCTGACAACGTACTGGTGATACCTGACTTGTCCTACGCCGCAGATCGTGAATACCAGAAGAACCCCTCTACGGAGCATCGTGTCTTCTATGTCGCCGTGACAAGGGCGCGTCAGTCTTTGCACATAATGGAACCCATAACGGATAAGTATTACACAATATGAAACCTAATGAGATCTTACAGAAATGTCTGGACCTGGTTACAGGTGAACGTGCCTCTCAGCATGGAGACTATACGAGTCTGCATGAACGGTTCGCTGAACTGGTGACCGTCTACCTTGGTCATAACGTGACCCCGGAGCAAGCTGCGTTTATAATGGTTTTGCTAAAGGTTGCCAGACATGAGAACGGCGCCTTTAACCCAGACGATGGGGTTGATGCAACGGCATACACAGCTATATGGGCGGCACTCTGCGATGGAAGATGACCTATTTGACGAGACGATCTGGACGCCACCAGACTCACTACCAGACCTGTCGGGCGAGAAACTCATCTGCATAGACGTAGAAACCAAGGACCCTAACCTGATTTCCAAGGGACCGGGTTGGTCACGCGACGATGGATATCTTATCGGTATTGCTGTTGCTACAGAGAACTGGCAAGCGTACCTACCTATCGCACATGACAGCTTCGGCAACATGTCAAAGACAAACGTGGTCAAATGGCTCAAAGCGCAACTGAATCATGGCATGGATGTCGTGTTCCACAATGCACAGTATGATCTAGGGTGGCTCAAGACAGAGGGCCTTGAGGTTAAGGGCAACATACTGGACACGATGATTGCGGCCCCACTGTTAGACGAAAACAGGTTTAGCTACAGCCTAGATGCCTTGGGTAAGACGTATCTTGGTAAGCGAAAGCAAGAGGATGATCTACGTCGAACGGCAGCGCAGCATGGCGTAGACGCTAAGAAGGACATGTGGAAGCTACCGCCGGCCAGAGTCGCTCTGTACGCTGAGACGGATGCGAGGTTGACGTTTGACCTATGGCACGTGCTCAAGCGGAAACTAAAGGACGAGGACTGCTTAGACATCCTCAAAATGGAATTGGATTTGCTGCCCTTGATCTTTGACATGAAGTGTAGAGGTGTTCGTGTGGACTTAGACAAAGCGCATGATACAAAGAAGTTGTTGCAGTCCAAGGAAGACGCGCTCTGTAAGGTCATCAAAAACGAGACGGGGGTAGACATTGAACCGTGGAACGCAAAGAGTCTTGCGCGGATCTTTGATCACTATAACTTGTCCTATGACAGGACAGAGAAGACGGAGGAGCCAAGCTTCACGAAGAAGTTCCTGTCGGAACATGAACACCCAGTAGCGAAGAATATCCTTGAGATACGAGAATACAATAAAGCCAATACAACGTTTGTTGATACGATTCTTAGTCATCAGCATAATGGCCGTATTCATTGTCAGTTTAACCAGCTGCGCTCGGATGGAGGTGGGACCGTGTCGGGAAGATTCTCATCAAGCCATCCTAATTTGCAGCAAGTTCCCTCTCGACACCCACAAATTAAGAAAATGGTTAGAGGACTCTTTCTCCCGGAAGAAGGCACCAAGTGGGGGAGCTTCGACTACAGTTCCCAAGAGCCACGATGGCTGATGCATTACGCATCGCTGACGCCCCCCATGTCTGGAGACGAGAAGGTCATTGAGATCGTGGATATGTATCATGCGAAAGACGTAGACTTTCACAAGATCATGGCAGAGATAGCTGGCGTTGAACGTAATCAAGCGAAGACCATTAACTTAGGTGTAATGTACGGCATGGGCGTAGGCAAGCTATCGTCCGTGCTTGGTAACATATCGTTTGAAGAGGCCAAAGCAATTCGGGATGAGTATAACGAGAAGGTTCCGTTCATCCGTGACCTTGCGTCCATGGTTACCAAGACAGCGGAGAAGCGTTCAGAACTCCGCACGATGTTGGGCCGTAAGTGTCGATTTCCAATGCGGGAGCTAAAGGGCTACTCAAAGACGATGAAGAAGCCGATTCACGCAGAGGCGCTAGAAGCGCAGTGGGAAGACATTCTGAACACGCCAGAGAAAGAACGCGATAGCAAGTGGCGAAGCAAGAACCCAAACTTGTATCAGGTTGCGTTCACGTACAAGGCACTGAACAGGCTCATACAGGCGTCAAGCGCGGATCAGACCAAGCAAGCTATGCTGGACTGTGCAGCCAAGGGCCATGTTCCAATGCTCACGGTTCATGATGAACTGTGCTTTTCGGTACAAGGCGATGAGGTACCTGAGATCAGAAATTTGATGGAGCAGTGTGTGCCGAAGCTGAACATTCCAGCCAAGGTGGACGTTGGCCTTGGCGAGAACTGGGGTGACGCTAAGTAGTTTAGCGCAGCGACATGATACCGCTGCCAGACCTCTGACCACCTGTTATTGGACCACGGACGTACCCACCTCCAGCCCTTCCTTGTACTCTTTGTTGAATGCTACTAAACAAATCGGATAGAGTGTTTCCCACTCCTTTAGCAGTGTTTTTAAAGTTTTGAACAGCTATCGCATCACTTTCAGTGAAGCCTCTAGGAATATTTTCAAGGTACGCAGGAATTGGCGGTTGCATTGTCATTTGTTCCATTATCGCTGTGTTTGATGGCATTATCGCTGTGTTTGATGGCATTATCGCTGTGTTTGATGGCATTGGGGTGAGAGCATTTTCAGCATATCCTAATGCAGGATTTTTAGGTGCATTTAAGGCCGACTTGTCGGGAAGCATTTTACTAGTCGTAGTCACATCTTTAAAACTTGGCGTTAGACTGAGCGGCATGTCTTGGCGTTGGGCATAACCTGTTATCGGACCTCTATCAGACGTAGGAAGGGCAGCTTCCCTCTGCTGCGTAGCAATTTCTTTAGCTGCCTGTACTTTTTCGGCAGCCGCCTGTGTTACCGCCTGATTGTCTGGATTTTTTGCAAAGTTACTACTAAAAGCTTCATTAAGGAAATTCGTTATAGGTCCCCCATACGCGCCCACGCCGCTTTTGTCGATACCCACTGTGCCAATCGGGGAAAAACCAATTTCTACGCCTACAGGCTGCGGTCCTTGAAGACCTGCCATGCCTCGGGAGAGATCAGTAGATGTCATCCCTGGAACCCCAAAGACATCCTTGCCTGTTAATTCAAGGTCAACCGCTCCCATTGTAAAAAAATCAACAAGTGACTCAATGGGCGCCGTTAGGATTTCCATGATGCCTGGACTGTCAGGCATCATCTGACCCGCCAAAGACCCAAGGCCTCTTCTGGCAGCAAACTCGGCGGCGGTTCTAGTCTCGTCAAGTGCTAACCCTGTAGTATCTTCTGGTCCATCCGCTCCTAAATTAGCTAATCCTTCAGGACCAGCTTCGGGAGCCTGCCCAAAATCTATAGTGCTAACATCAAACTCGTCGTACCCTGCATCATCCTCCGCATCGCCAGCAAAACCACCACCAGATTCACCACCAGATTCACCACCAGGATTATCTTCGCCACCAACAGCGCCCCCCGCATCTCCACCATCAGTGTCATCATCACCATTAAAAAACTCAGGCATACCCGTCATGGGGTTCATGGAACCGCCACCACTGACCCTGTCAAGGAGCATCGCTTCTCTGGGGTTGATATGAGCAAGCATCGTGTCGCCGTTTCTGCCGTACTGCTGTAGCAGTGACGCCATGCCTTTGAGGCTCTCAGGATTCATTTGTCTCATCATCAGAGAGTCTCCCACGTGCGGCCATCGAATTTCTTGGCTTGCTTGCGATTGTTGCCGTTGTCGTAACTGCAATGAACCCAACCAGAGCTGGGGTCACCTTCTTTGTAGAACTCCAACAATACCTGGTCGTAGTCCAAATTGTCCATGATCCAGTATGCGAGATCCTTGTTTGCAATCGTAGGCACTTCAAAGTCAGCGGCCTGACCCGTGACATGTTGCGATTTAGATGACGATCCAACGGCCTCGTTTAAAGCTAGACAGCGGAACCCACTGTTAAGCGTAAACGGTATGTCGTAATGCTGACGCACGGGCTCGAGGATGTTCTCGCAAACCAAGCGCATGTTCTCAATCGCCGCATCGTTGGGGTCATTCTTAATGCCCTTGCGAATCGCGGTCTGGGACTTCGTGAACTCAGCCAACGAGAAGTGATCAGATAGCATCATGGTGTAATTCCTAATAACTTATTGAGCTCTAACTGCCTCAGAGGGTTGCCTTGACCTGAAGCGGCCAAACCAGATGCTTGTTGCTGAACATCTTGAAGCGCGGGTCCTACAGCCTCTGCTGCGCCAGAGACGGCTTCTCCTACCTCTCTTCTAGTGTCTGCGTCCACACTACCAGACGCGGCTGTTGCACCTATGATGCGAGACTCTGATCCAACTAATTGTTTGAGTCTCAAGCGTAAAACACTTAAATCTCCTAGCTGTCTCTTCGCTTCCTTTACAGCTTCCTTTTTAGTTATGTTGACGCCATCTGCTCTTGCCTGCGCCATGATGCTTTCCGACAAGCCTCTTATGCCTGCCTTCAGTTCTCCCGCCCGTATATTAGGTCTTGTTACTAAATTAAGAAACGGTTTGCTTCTTAGAATTCTTCCGCTCAAATAAATACCCGCTAACGAGGGCAACGCCGCCGCAGGGTTCGTAAGAACCGCCAGACCAATACCCGCAGCGTAGGTAGATGAGGCCAGACCGCCTTTACCTTTCAAGGCCATGTCTCCAACCGGGAGCTTACTTATCTTTACCAAGTCCTGAACGACATCGCGCCCTAGTATCCTGTTCAAAGATCCTCGTTGATTAAGATTGGCAATGGACGCTGCCATTCCGTCTCTCCACGCTCCAGAGACAACAGCGTCTTCCGTTATCCCTTTTGGGAAGGACTCACGGACGATCCGCGCCATGACAGCATCTCTAAGACCAAACGGTTGCTCCAAAGCATACTCAGGAACTTCCCGGATAAGACTGTCTAGAAGCTTGGGGTCCTTTACCGCAGCTTGTATAATGCTTTCCGCGTCATCGATTCTTCCCGCTTTTACAGCTTGGAATAGGGCATCGGAGCTCTGGGTTTGAGCCTCTGCTACGTCCGCTTGAAGACGCTGAACGATGTTCCTCATGCTTGAGTTTGTAATAGATTCAGGGGCCGTGGTGCCGAAACGAAAGCCCCCTTTAACTTGATCGGGAGCAACTAAAGCAAAATCTTTCAGAACAGAATTAAGTCTTTGCGCCTCGGCCTGACCGAACAACTCTGACTGAACCTCTTTTCCCAAATCGTCAAAGGATCGTCTAAATGCTGCGGGATTAAACACACCTAAGTCATCTGCGTTTTGAACAGCCGACTTCAGCCAGGTGCTCGCTAACGCCTGACGGCTTACATTCTTGTGCGCTGCTCCAGCTGCGGCTGCAGCTGCATCATCTGCATGAATCTGAAAGGTCTCAGCTAGTTCACTCAAAACTCTTTTCCGAAACGGATCGTTCTTAGACAATCGTTCAAGAAATGGAGGTGGTCGGAGACCAATGCCTATATCACTAAGAACCTTGTCAGCCTTTTTCCCCGTCATGATGAATCCATCACCACCTTTTAACTCAGGAAAATTAGCTCCTAGCAAACGGTTGACCTCTGTTATATTTCCTTGTCGAGCGGCATTGGCCATCTGGGACCATTGCGTTTCAGGTATAGATTGCATCGCCCCTCGAACCGTAGGACTAGGCGTAACACCCTTCAGATAGTTTCGTAGAAGTTCTGGCTTGTTGTTTTGAATAACGGCCTCGGCAACGGAGCTCAAGTCAGCGAAGAATCCTTCTTTTATATTCTGGTTAAGCATGTTCATGGCGCCAGTTTTAAAAATTTCTGCGCCATCCTTATAATTTTGATTCGCTGCCTTAAATTTATCCAAACCTTCCGCAAATCTCTTGGCTACTTCCTTTGCTTCCGCTGTTGTTAGAACTTCTTCAGGACCAACTCTAAATCCCATCTCGCTGATATTAGTGGCAGTTGGCCTTGTCCTTCCTAACATCTCATACGTCAGCGTTCCCGCTCGAGCCTCTTGAAGTATATTGTTTATGCGGAACTCCGCTCCATTAAACATTTCATCCAGCTTATCGGACAATCCTTTTAGTTGGTTATCTGTTACGTCTCCAACCAAGCTGCCACTTCTAGAATTCTGAATTGTGGAGCGAAGGGCTTGAAGCTCACCAATCGTAAAATCATCAGTTTTATTTAAAATATACTGATACACCGGATTGTTCTGTAGCCCTTGCTCTCTGGCTAACGGCGCCTTTAGTTGCCCTCTAACAACGGATTTAAGCTCATCTGCCTTGAACAATCTGGCGTTATCCAAGAGGTCATCTGCGTTCTGATACAAAACTTTGCTGTTGTTCTGCCATAGACGCACCATGCGGGTCATCTCGTTCTGGAAAGCCGCCGCTGTCTCATCCCCAGTGGTGTAGAGTGTTTTGAGAAGATTCATCTCCTCTTCAATAACGTTTCTGAGCTGTTGATTAGCCAACTTGATAGCCTGATCTGGATCTTTCATTGCATTGGTAATTAAACGAGACACTTCTTTCGCGTTCTGATCCAATGCGGCACCAAGGGCATCGCCACTTAGTTCACCGTTCCTATACTGCGTAAAAAGATTTTCGACGTACTTACGGTTGGATCTAGCTGCCGCCCGGTTGGGAAAGATGCCTTCATGAATAGCTTGCAAACGTCCTAAAACGGCCTTGCCTGTTGCCTCAGAAACCGTTGGACGGGCGCCCTCTTTAATAGCATCTCTAGTAGATGTTCTTTGCATTTGAATTGCTGCGGCTTTGGCCTTTGATGCACTAAGTCCCTGATCCATAAGATCACTGATAACTTGAGCGTCAGGGTTCCCTGGTCCACGGACCAATTTTCCTATCCCCTGCAAAACGCCGCCTACCACCACGTTACCTATTGAGTTAAACGCCGCCGAAGTAGCAACGTCACCATAGATTTCATCGGGTTCCTGTAACTGTGTGCCCTCTGCATATTCCTGTAATTCATCAAATCCCTTACCCGCGCCAGCACCCGCACCTATCAAGAGAGAGGCTGGAATCAAGCCTAACCCTGTAGTGGCCAAAGCGGCGGCAGTGCCACCAACAAGCTCTCCTCTATACTTGCCCGCAAACTCTACGACATCAGGCATGTCAAAGAGGCCCAGAAAACCACCTCCCGGCTTGTTAAACCACATGGTCCCAGACTCAGGTAGTCCCTTCGCCTCTTTTATCTCAGGAGAGATGTTGTCTAAAACTAGGTAATATCGGCCTTGATTGTCCTTACCGAAAGAACCAGGCCCATATGTATTGGTCAGGAACTGTTCTTCTTCGGCGGCGGTGTCCGCTTTACCAAACTCATAACGATCTGATGCGCTGGTTACTTGACCATCAACCGTAGGCGTAAAGTCTGGGGCAATTTCTTGAGCTCCCTCCGCTCTTTCGGTCCCTTGATAATACGATCGTAGTTCGTCATATGACGCCGTAGCTAGATCAGGAGCGGGAGCCGCCTCTTCAAACAGTTCCGGTTGCTCAGATTTAAGCACAGAAAGAGCCGTCTGAATCTCTTCATCTGAAGCATCTTCAAAGTCTACAACCGCACCATTTGGAAGCGCCATTTGAACCATGTAATGTGTCCACCCTACCTAGGAATTTTCTTTTTGAGGGTTCCTTTTTTAAAGTCAAAGTAGTCCGAAACTCTTAAAACGGGAGCTTGTTTCGCAACATCAAGACTAGCAACTCTTCCAACGTCTTCAACAAGACCCTGCCGTATCTGTCCGAATCTAGAAGATGCAGGAGCGCCTGCTGTATTTAAAATATTCTGCCAAGAAAACTCTTTGTTCTTCATGTCTCGAAGTCTTCTATTGAGACCCTGATCTACTAAGCTCCTTACATTTTGCAGTCTTTGATTCAAAAGTTTCGGATTAGCTGTTATGGCACCTGCATCTGACATGAGACCAACAATCTGCTGGGCTAAATCTCTATCTATGTTAGAAACGTTTTTAGAACCCTCTCCCAGAATCTCTTTAAGCATCATGTTCGCAATGACTTGCTGCTGGTATTGATACTCTTTGCTGTCCGTGCCTCTCTTGGAAGAAATATTATCTAGAAGGGTTAACTCTTTTTTCATGCCGATAGAGTTCTTTAAACTATCTAATTTTCTAGATGCCCAACTTGTAAGACCTGTGACCTTGCCCTCTGCATTCGTTACAATTGAAGAATCGATCATCGTTAGCATTTTAGCGGACGTTCTCGCCTCGTCTGCAAGAGTGTTGTATCCCGCTAGTGCCTCATCTAGCTGTTTAACTGTCGGCGCACCTTTGCCCTCTCCTACGCGCCTAAATAATTTAGCCGCGTTCGCCTTGTTATCTAGAATCTCTTTGTACACACCCTCAGTGGTCAAGTTAGGAAGGACATTAGAGGCAAATTCTGGCGTTGAGAGTTGACCTACGGTGCCTATATACAAAGACCCAGGCTCATACTTTACCCCATTTTCTGTAAAAGAGTTCTTTACAATAAATTGTTTCTGCGCCCGTTTTTCTTTTGCAAGGGCGGCCACTCTCTCTTCATCTTTCCTAACCGATTGTAAGGCATACTTTGCTGCCGAGAGATTAATCTGCTGGTCATAAGCTCTCCTGGCTTTCTTGTCCGCGATAAACTCTTTTGAAACTCCTTGAAGACCCTTTGCAATGTTCTCAATAGCCTGTGGGCTTTGCCCAGCCATAACTCTCAGTCCAGCCTCGGCTATGAGCATACCCTTCTCTGACTCAGACATGCCTTCATATTTAGGAACGGCTCCTTTGAACTGATCCAAATAGTATTCCATGCCCCTCTTCGTTTCTTCAGGTTTCATGTCGGGCTTGTCAAAAGTCTGTCTAACCTGTTCCGCAGCGTCCTTCGCATCAGCCGCAGACCCTCCCTCGTCTTTTTTATCAGGAGTGTCATCTTGACCAAGATTTTCCGGTCTACGAGGTGGTAGAGGGAACCTCCTACCTTGAGCCTTGTCTTTTTGTTCCTTACCCATTGGATCTGCAAATTCGTCCTGAGATGCCTCGGAAGCAATATTCGTATCTGGAGGGTCTTCTTCGCCCAAGGTGTCATCTTGACCTGGATCAGACGGAACAATGCCTAAGTCTACGTCTTTCGCAAACTCTTGATCGATAAAGTCCTCTCGGCCCCCTGGATACCTGCTCGATTCTTCCTCAAGCTCCGTAAAGATTGTTTGCGGGTATGCTCTGCTATATCCTGGCACTTGCACCATAGCGGCAGGATCTAACCCGTATCCTTCCAGCATGGCGCGGTCAGCTTTATCTAGAGCTTCTGCGTCTAATTCCTTCGCAACAACGTTCATAAGATCGTCTCTGCCGATATTAGGGTTCGACGCAACAGCTTTTTTAGAAAGGGACATGATCTCCGTTTGTAGGTCAGGACGCCTTTCAATCATGTCGCGAATAATTTTACTCTGATTAGCGCCCGGTTGAGTTTTCTCTAAAAGACCAAAAAAATATAAATCATCGTCTGTTAGGTTGGGGCTTTGTTTTTGTGTCGCGACATCAGCCACACCCGCAATGCGCTGACCTACGTCTCTAATTGGGGAAATGAATTGACCAAGCTTATAAATAGCCCTTCCAATCGGAGACGTAGTCTCGCCGGCTGGTGTAGTTACGTCCATGCCTGCTTGTCCAGCTCTCAACTTTGGGTCGAAAATACGTATTGTTCGTTCTGGATCTGTCTCAAGGAACAGTTGCTCTGCCGGCAGCAGTCCTATGAACCTAGGATCAAGATCTGGAGGAGTCATCGATCCTCCCGTGCCACGTATTATTTGAGGGGTCCGGGTGTCTATTAATCGTTGTCGGGCGGCTGCTATGCCACCAGTGGACATTTTACGCACAACACCGCCATCAGCCATACGAACCGTGGGCCCACCTTGCACGTTCATAGCATCTTGAGCCACGGCATCGATAAGGCTGGGTGAAGATGCAAGAATGCCTGTGGGACCGCTATTAACGGCGCCACCCTGACGGAACATCCTACGGTTCGCTACTGTTTTCTTCATCAGCCTGTCCCTGACTTGAAGATTGACCCAAACGGATTATCCAGTGCCTTGTTAATGCCGAGACCCGTAATCCCCAGACCAATGGCCTGCGATAAAGCACTAGGCGGCGGGGCATCTGGCGATATTTGGGAGGTCGAAGTAGCCGAACCAATCTGCGGCTTGAATACGTCACTCATAAACCCAAGTCGCGTAAACGGTTCCATAGACTGCTGAAGCTCATTGCGTCGAGTCGCATCAAGCTCTGCTTGCGACTGCGCTTGCTGCAAGCCACCAAGCTGCGTCAGAAGCTGAACGTCTTGAGCACCAAGGGTCTGGCCCAATGCACCAAGGTTCGCTTGCTGTGTGCCGAGCGCACCAAGACCCGCTGCAAGGCGTGTAGCCTCTTGAGAGGTTGCTTGACCCAACCCAGCCAGCAGAGACGCAACGCCCTGTTGACGCTTCTGTTGGTTTTCAAACGCCGTCTGCGAAGCGTTCAACGCTTGGCTGTAGTTTCTGGCATAATCCTCAAACGTGCGGCGGCTACCGATATCAAGCAGATTGCGGCTAAGTTCGCCCATCTGTAACCCAGCCCTGTCACCACCCAAAGCACCTGTCGTTGCCTGTCGCGCCCGTAGCTTGTTTGCCGCAAGATCACCTTGCCGCGTAAGCTCCGCAAGTGCCTGCTGCGTAACTTGCTGCTGATAGGGGTTCATAAAACCCTGTAAGGCTTCCTCAGTCGGCGCAAACATGCCCGTTGTGCCACGGGCCGTAGTCCCTGATTCATCGAAATAATCTGTAACAGTTCCTGAAGCCCCCTCAAGGATACCTTGACCCGTGGTCAGGGCATCGCCAGCCGTGGTGAGAAAAGGCTCAAACGAACCTATGCCGGCCTGACCTTTGGTAATCGCCTCTTGGGTGAGCGGGTCTAGACCTGCAACCTGATAGTCAGGGAGATCAATAGGGGTTTCGCCTCTGGCACCAACAAGCTCAAGAAGGTTCTCTTGATACTCCTCAAGGTACGGAGCTTGTCTTACGATTGTTGTTGTTTCAGCCATACCCCGCCCTCTTCTCAAACTCACTCATCATTCGGTACATCTGCGCGGGACCTCCCGCACCATCAACGGCCTTTGCCGTCATCACGAACTCGCCATCGGATAACATCGCGGGAATACTGTCGGAAGTACCCGTGCCAGGGCCATTAACGGCACCGCCAACGTTGTACGTTCCTGTATCTCCAAATCTACCTATTTGGAAGTCTCTCGCCTGTTGTTCTGTAATGCCTGCTGCTGTGGCCAATTTACTAGGATCACGCCTCGGGCCAACTCCAGCCTCTCTAAGCAATGCTATACCAGACGCACTCTTTTTTTCTGCTGGTGTTAAATTCTTGTATGCACTGTATGCACTGTATCTCGGATCTCCCGGACTTAAACTCTCCAGCTGTGCCTCTTCTTCTGCGGTCAACATTTCGAAACCAACAGCTCCCGCACCTAATGCAAGCGCGGCAGATGTTTTGGGGTACTCTGAAATTAAACCTTTAGCCGCATCAAAAATACCTGTGTTTCCGCTCGGAGGCTGACCTATAAGGTCTAGGTATTCCGCAGTGCTTAACTCTGTAATTGGAATAGCTCCAGATTTAGCGGCTTCTACGTTTAAACCAGGAATATTTGCTGACGGCGGCGCCAGATTCGTCTGCGTTATGGCGCCTTTTCCAGTACCGTATACTTTTGTACCGGCACCCGGCATCCCTACAACTCCAGCAGAGACAGCCTTAGGATTATACTGCGGGAAGATCGTATCCATATTCAGGCCACGTGTGCCTTGATTGACTGTACCAAAGATACCTTGCTGTAAAGGATTCGTGGGCCCTGATGCGAAGAGATTGCCCGCTGCTTGGAAAGGTGCCATGGCTCCGCTCTGAAGTCCCTCCATAAAGCCAGACATACCGCCCCCACCTGTAGCGCCCATGATCCCTGAACCAAGGGTCTGCGCCCCATAGGCGAACGCGGCTGATTTGAGGGCATCGCTCATGGAGCCCCCTGAAAGTTTCGCGGTTAACGCTGCGGCAATAGGACCGCCGATGCCCGGAGCAATCATGTTACCAATAATAGGAGCAGCAGCGGGCAAGACCTTCTTAAATACGTTCTTAACGGCCTTAAAAACCTTCTTGAAAAAGAACTCAGGCTGACCTGTGACAGGGTTGATTGAGTTGAACTCGCTACCCACAACGTAGCGATTCGGGTTCTCAATACCCATCATCTTCATTTGCCAGAGAAGCTGGTTCTTCAGACCGGGGTTTGCTTCCAGAACTTCTTTCGGAACAACCGTCTCGCCCTCGGCGGCGTGAACCATGTAGGAATCACCGTATCGACCTAGTGAAGCAAGGCCGTTTGCAAGCGCCTCTACGGTGGGCTCCCCTTCGTATTTAGGTCCTACAGCTTGCATTACGACACCTCTAATATACTAGCTACTGCAAAAATCTTGGATGCAGTGTCACAGTTCAATATCAGAACGTCACTTGCTTCCAATACAAAAGGTCCAGCAAGGGACGTTTGTGCGAGAGTTCCGAGACTTATCTTCTGCAAAGTAGCCGTAACAGATGCGGAGCTATCGGTAATCTTAGGGTATATCACTATAGTCCCACTATGGCTATTATACAAATTTATGTTTTTAATTATAGATTGCGTAACACTAGGACATGTGTACACCGTTACATCCCCTGTGCTGCCCACCAGAGTGGTTGAATTTTTGTACGCAATCGCCATTAGCTCATAAACCAGTTTACGCTGTGAACATCATCACGATCCGCTACAACGCTAGGAAAGTCTTTCGTTGAAAGGGCGCGTTCAACATCGCTAAAGATAAGATCAAACACCTCCACCTCGTATGTGACGGGAGCTTGCGGAAGCTCTTGATCAAGAAGCTTGGCCATTACCGTCTCCCATCTGGTCTGAGGTTTAAACGAAGATCACCCAGTGTCCAATTCAGATCGGCAGAATCACTTTGAATCCGTACAACCGCTTGGCGGCCTCGAGCCCTCATAAAAGATTGTTGCGTAGAGCCAATAACAGTGCTCGTAGAGTTCGTGGTCAGTGATTCAAGAGGAAAGTTGCGTGTTTTTATGACGTAATCCACTGACCCACTGGTATCACCACTGGTATCATTCAACCGAACGTCAGGAATCAGTTTGTCTACAAACATAAATTGTTCGCCGTCACCAAGGTCAAAGTCGGCAGACTCAATAAAACAGTTCATAGCACTGCCATCATCGTTCTGACCGGATTCGTGAGAATAGATGAACTCAGAGCTACTGGCAGATCCCGCACCTCTTGGATTGTCATGAACCCCTAAGTCCACCCACGCCGTTCTTGCCAAGGTTCCAATGTCCCAAGTTCCCTCAACATGATTAAATTTAACGTATTTGTCGATTTCTTCGGAGCTTGCTGATGCGTAAAACCAGAAGACCTCATCAAAAAGTTTGTTTGACGCTGCAAAGAATTTAAAGTTCTGAGCTGTATTAATATTTGAGAACACATGATCTAGGACCGTGCATGGTATGACCTGCAATCGACCAGCGTATACATAGAAGTTGTTACGGCCCATCCAGAAAGTACGGTCCCCCACAGTCACAGCGGCGTTGAAACCTATAATCGACGTATTACTAGCGACAAGCGCAAAAGAAAAGATATCGTCTGGACCAACAAACCGCATGGCGTGAAGGTTAACGTCCGTCCAAATCAATATCTCTTGTCGTGTTTTGACAGCAGTAATAATCTCTGATCCAGCCGACAAACGAACGCCGCCAGCCGTGTTCGTAACTGTAGGCGTCCAGTTAAACGGATCTTCTTGATCAGACCAACGCACTTCAAGTAAGTCTTGTTGCGTAGAACCTCGAGGATTACAGCCAAAACAAACTACATGACGGTCTGTTGTGGAGATCATTGTCTTACGAACAATCGTAGGTGCGTCTGACGCGCCAGACTGTGACGCAAGACTCGTTGCTCTTGCGCTCACGCCCAAAGTTCGATCCCAATAGTAAATCGTGCCGTCGAACGCATTGAAGATAAGGTCTTCACCCCAGTTGTCTTGGGACCAAAGACGGATGTTTGAACCTTCGTCTGTCGTTATGTTTGCGGCCTCGCCCCATCCTACGAAGGCGTTTGCTTCTTTAACAGGAGCGTCATCGTCATGCGCTGCCGCCGTCGTACCACGAACGCCACGAACCACTCCAGCGTTTATGGTGTTTGTGCTTTTGCCTGTATATTGAACAAGCTCATTGTCAATCAACATAAGACCAACAAACGTCACACTCGCACCACTGCTGCCGGCGGCAGCCGTTGTACTGTCCGCGCCACGTGTAAGGTCGGAAAGAACATTTGAGTTATTGTTGCCATACTCAATCTTCTCGCTACCAACCAAAATCGTTCCTTTGGCTGGAAATGACGAAGAGTTCGTAAGAGGTATTGATGTGCTTACGTCGGTTATATTCGCAGATAACGTTGTAGAAGCTGTTTCAAAATCTGTTGCAGAGGTTAGAGAAAAAGACGTAACAGAGTTGTTAATCGCGCCATCAAGCGTTGTCTCGGAGAAAGAACTGTTATACCCGCTCCATAGACCAGCGCCCCAACCTTTGCCAGGAACCACAACTCCTAGACCCGCACTGATCTGATATGCCGCAACAACAGAAGACCCACCCCCAGCTGTACTGCCAGAAGATGCACTGCCCGTTGTCGTCACCGTATAGGTGTTTGAGTTAACCACGGTAATCTCAAACTCAAGGTTTATCTGAGCCGCCGTAATTCCATCCGTTGTTGTTGCCCCAGATATCGTGACAAAGTCACCTGTTCGAGCACCGTGGTTTGTGTCTGTGATGGTGATCACACTGCTACTAGAAGAACCCGTCGTAATCGGGTTCGACCCTAGTGTCTGTGTACGTCTCAAGGGCGTTATGTCATGAAACGTGCCACCTTCCTCTATAAAAAACTTTTTTTCTGTACCAACGCCCATAAACTTTGAAGCGTCTAACGCAGAAAAAGTATGAAGAGACCGGGTCGTACCCGTTACTGAATTTGAACTAATTTTCTGCCAGCCACCCATTTTCTCGGGGCGCCCCTTACGGAAGCGTATAAGGTTAGAATCAAACCAACCATTCTCAGCGGCATACGATGTCGATTCTTTATTTATCCCCGGCTTAAAAGTAATCTTGGTCAGTGGCATAATTAAGATCCGAGTTCAGGCCAATCATACAGAATACCAGACTTGGTGACCTTGCCGTCACTATCCGTTGTCGATGTAAGAAACAACGCTTCCACAGCCGCTGTGTCCGCAGCGTTATCAATGGCTGTTTCCATCGCGGTAGCCTTGGTGCGGATGGCGTCACGCCATGTTTGAACATTGGAAGGCACAGCCGTTCCCTTGTCAGCTTTCCTCACTATCGCCCAATCAGTTTGAAAAAGAAGTGATTCTTGTTGCCTCTTTACTTCATTTTTAAGATTATTCTTAACGCCAAGCGTTACTAACTGGTTGCCGTCAATATCAAGCACGGCATTTCCGTCTTTATCGACTTCATTTACATCAGTCAGTGATTTAGCTGTTGAGGCAACGGTTCCATCCTCATTATGCGAGGACGAATAAAGCCGCTGGTCGGGAAACGGCTGCATTACAATTTCAGAAATACCCGCTGCTTTTTTCTCGTCTTCAGACCAAATTTGCCAGTTTTTAGGCTGTAAAATGCCGTCCGCATCTCTCCATGCGCGTCCTGGTCTGATTGTTTGACCATTAACTCTGTATACTGTGGTCATTATCGTATCTCCTTATCGCGCTTTATTACTTTGCTCTGTTATTTACAGCAAACGGGGATTCTGCAAATGCTAAATATATAAAAGTCTCACCATCTGCATTTGTTGTCTGTTCTGCGCCCTTGAGTTTGAAACCTGTTGCTGTAAAATCAACTGCAAAAGTTCCTACGGTTGCTTCTTTATGATTTTCATTTGCTAACAGGTTTGAATTGCTGGCTTGAGGGTTAACTACATTTGATCTTTTATTATCATAAATTACCCAAGGTCTGCTACTTGTGCTTGCATTTTTTATCATTAGCCAAGCGGGTTTAAATCCAGTGCCACCATCATCAACAATTATATTAGGATGAGTACTTCCCCCTCCAGTATATTTACCCGCCGCACAAACATTAGGAGTCCTTGCCCACGCATACATTATTACGTCTTGGCTGGATGGGTTACATCCACTAGTGCTAGCAACAAAGGTTATTTGAGTTGTAGATACTGCATTTATTCGTGACGCGCCACTTGCCGCATCCCCTTTATTTAAATACATACGTGAGTTGCCGCTATGCCCTAATGACACATGGAAAATTTCCCAATCGTCACCAGCTTCTAAATTTTTACAAAATATAACATCAGGTGACCAACTAAATGGATTAGCTAAAGTTTGTGTAGAACTAGAACCATTTCCCGTGTATCGAATTACTCCAAACCCTGATGTGTTATTTCCACTTGCGCGTTTTGGATATATATTACTTGTTGTCAATGTGCTTGTGTTGGCTGAACCATCAATCATAATTGAATTATTAGTGGGACTTGCACCGCCAGAGTTGTCTGCCGTAGGCGCACCACCAGCCTTCCAACACCACCCGACATAAGTGTGACCTGAGACATTAGACTTAAAATCAGAAGCATTGTGAACAAGAGTAAATCCGTCAGCAGGGGTTGCTCCATTAGTGAACGCAGTCAATTCGCGGGAAGAATTTTGTGCATCGGAAAGATTTGAACTAACTCCTTTTTGAACGCCCCTGACAGAGTCAAAAAGAACATGGTCAAATGCGTAAGTTCCACTTCTATTTTTTAGCCAGACAAAGTCTGGTTGCATATCGCTGTTTCCGATTAATGTGATCGCTTGGGTGCCACTATTGCCCGTGTATAAAACATTTTGAAAATATACACTTGAATCGGTTACAGTCGGCTCTGCCATTGTGGCTGTACTGTAATCACCAAAACCAGTTGGCGGTGTTTTTGCATATGCTGTTTGACCAAAATTAAAATTGTTATCTGCGCTGTTGTATACACGTACCCCTAAAATGTACGCACCTGCTGGTAAAGTAAAAACTGGGTTATTTCCATTCGCAGGATCGCCGGTATAGCCAGTAGAGCCATCAGTCCATTCAACAGTGTCTTCGCTTGCATCAAAAAAACCTCCCCACATTTTTCCAGTAGCTAGATCTAATGCACAACAAAGTCTGTCAGTAGATTGATTCCATGTGCGCGAACCTGAAAAAACATCGTGGTTTGCATTGCTCGATCCGTCTAATTCTCTAAGCCTATTAGTACCCTCTTGCATCACACCATAGACACTAATTCCTCCAGATCCTCCTAAATTCAAACCGCCAGTAATATCAGAATCTGCTGGAATAAAACCAAAGCCGCTGTCTTGGTCGCCCGTTTGCATTTCAAAATAAACTTTAGTTGTTTCACTTCCACCCACACGAAAGGGTTGTGTCATAAAAGATGTTACGCTTGAAGATGAATTAGATGCTGTAAGATTTCCATTTTTAAAGGTTACGCTTGAATAATTATTTAGCGGATTAAAAGTTGGAAAATTTCCAATATTATTATCAGCATCATTTGTGCAAGTGTCGGTAACTTGATTGCTTTGCGGTGATCCTCCACCTACAGCCCAATGACGACCAACGCCACTCGTATCCGCTCCAATGCCACTTGCATCTTGCCCAGAACCTGTTTGTTTAAACTGAAGATAAAATCCATTTGTGCCAAAAGTTAAACCTGATACATCAATTGGAATCCATAGGCCTTCATCATTAAATTCTCCGAAACTTGTTGGCGTAAGTATTTGCCCGTCAATCTGCACAACTTCTGCTAGATAAGCACTTAAAAATCTACTAGCACTTAAAAAGTATCTTCCAATGTTGTTTTGATCTGTGTGTGTCCATCGACCCACATTCGAAGCACCAGTATTAACATTTGTCCCAAAATCAGTAATTTCTACACCATTAACGTACATCTTCATTGTCGCAGTATCTCTCGCACACACGATATGATACCACGCTGTCGTGTCACGAAAAACTTGTGTAGTGACTAACATATACTTTGTAGCATTGCTGTCGTTTATAACCCATTGCAATCTGTCACTAGAATCAAAATCAAGAGATTCTACGTTGTTGCCCCCATCTGGACCTGTATCAAAAATTTTCTGTTGATCACCTAGTTTTGCTCTTTTAACCCAAAATGAACGTGTGTAAGTATTTCTGTTTCCTGAACTGCTAAAACTTTGTGTAAAGAAATCTGCTGATCCATCAAGATAAATTGAGTCCTCAACAACGTACCCCGTTGCTCCCGCAGAACCAAAGAACGCTGGTGACCATATAGGCATTATGCAAACGCCAACTGTGCGGCGCCTAACTGAATGGACCCGCTTGCTTTGACTACATACGGTACAACGTCAACGGCTGACGCCGCCGTTGAAATTGTCAATCCCGCACCACCTGCCGTTTCGTAATCGGTGCCAAGAGCAAGCGTTCTGCTTCCCGTTCCATCTTGAATAATAATGATGAACCCAGACTGACCAACAGCTTCCGTTGAGGGGTTGGCAAGCGTCACGTTGCCAGTAAATGTCAGGATAAAGTTCTGATAGGTTTGGAAGTCAAGAGTGGTGCTTCCAGTAGCGTTCGCCGTTTCCGTCGATCCAATCGCCGCATGGCTAAAATTGGTTAGCTGATTCTCATCGATAGAGAACGCTATGTTACTGCCAACCGTTGACCCTTGTCCGAACACAAGGTCATCGGCTGAGTCATCTAGTGCTATGTAAAAATCTTGAGCATTACCGTCAAAGACAAGCTTTGAATCAACTTCTGCACCATCTCCCAATGTTACAGAGTCGTCGTCCATGGTAAGTATGGAGTTCGTTCCTACAGTGGAACCTACACCGATTACGAATTTATCGGCACTATCGTCTAGTCCAACATAGAAATCTTTCGCGTTGCCGTCATAAACGATCTTGGTATCAGCCTCCGCGCCGTCACCAATCGTAACAGCATCATCGTCTATCGTCATAACACCGTTCGTTCCAACGGCAGATCCCACGCCGACCACCAACTTATCGGCGCTATCGTCTAGGCCCACGTAGAAATCCTTTGCGTTGCCGTCAAAAACAAGTTTCGTGTCTTCAGCCGTGCCGTCACCTATGGTTACCGCCGCTGCTGGGAACACCACAGCTTGGTTTTCATCTATGGATACGGCTGGCGTTGTGCCAACAACGGAACCTGAACCGATTACAAGATCGTCCGCAGAGTCATCCAGGCCAATGTAAAAGTCCTGTGCGTTTCCATCAAAAACAATCTTAGTGTCCTCGGCAGTGCCGTCACCTATCCGCAGAGCATCCGACACATACAAACTTGCAAACGCATCCGTGACTGCTGCTCCAGATCCCGCGCCATCACAAAAGACAACTGCCGTGTGACCATTCGGTATGGTTATGTTAGCGCCAGATCCTTGCGATATGATCACAGAGTACGGCCCACTAGAACCAGAGTCCGTCGTCGCGTTGATAAAGATAAAATATGCTGTCGTTGTATTTGGAGCTACAGTAACCGTATTGTTAGCACCAAGCGCCCCTGTGAACTTTATGACACGAAACATGCCATCTTGAAGGTTCTCTGTTCCAGCGTCGGGAGACGCCTCTCGAACCGTTAGCGTGTGGGTAGTGCCGGTTAACCCAACAGCCTTAAATGACGCTATGCGGTCTAGAAGATCCAAGTTGTGGTTAGTAGTTGTTCCCCAAGCACCGGACTGCTCACCAGAGCCGATTTTCTCAATGCCAAAGTTTGTTGTAAATGAAGATGCCATCGTACCGTCCTTATGCTGCTATCTGTGTCCAGTTGGGCGTCTGAGACGCATCAATCTCGCTGAAGTTTGAGGTCTGAGAGTTATCTATGCTACTCCATACTACCGCATTACTAACCAGACCAGCAGCAGAAACTCCTTCTACAGAAAAACTAAAGTTGACTTGAGCCGAACCTATACTAGTTGCGGCAGAAATTCCAGATGGAGAAAGAATAGAATTTGTTATTAACGTTGGACTACCCACCGCGCTGGCAGCGGATACGCCCGTTACACTTACGTTTGATACACCTGTCGCAGTTGCCGTTCCTATCGCGCTGGCGGCAGAAACACCCGTTACACTGATTGATACGGGAAGACTTACCGTAGCGGTGCCTATTGCACTGGCGGCAGAAACACCTGTAACCTCAACCGGAGATGGACTGTTCCAAGCTCCAGAGTTCCAAGCGCCTCTATTCCATCCAGTGATCGATGTCATCAACTAATCCTGATAATTGCGTTATTCGCATCATTAGCGGGATATTGAATGGTAAAATCACCCGCACTGGAAGACTTGTCGCCACCAAAGTTAATGACCGCTACTGCTGGATCTGCTGCGTGATTAGTGGTGGAGCCTGTGCCTGCGGAAGAAAGTGTTGAATTATAAATCAAAGCTCCCCTGGCACTTGAAATCGTAGAGGACGAAAACGTAGTGTCCGCGAAATCTACGAAAGCTGTAGGAACAGCAGAACTGTTATCGGCAAGTCCGATGGTCACACTAGACAATGTGGCACCCCCCGCAGAGTAGTTCGTGCCAGATACCTCGTTACTAGTAGTGTACCCAGTAGTATCGGCATCAATAGACGCACTATTCGTAAACATTGCCACTTTAAAAGTGTCCGCAGATATCGTGCTAGACGCTCTAGTATGAGCAGTTAAACGATGTATCCCAGCAAGTATCTCACGTTTGAAGGTTCCGCACATTGCGGAGTCACCAATAGCCATTACAACCTCCTTATGATCTCAGCCATGTCCTCATGGCCCTGTTGTTTCATCAGAGCCCAGATCGTAGTTCTCTCGCTCTGCGCCATTCTCTCCATGTAGAAGATCAGTATCTCCTTCAGTCGATCTCGGTGCGCTATAGCTTGTTCTTTAATAACAGGCGGCGCTGTATCAGAAACAACCATAATCTTATTCATAGCCATCTCAGCCATCTCTTCAGGCGAGTGACCTCGGTTCGTAGAGGTGAAAACGAACGGGCTTGCGATCTCGGTTGTCGAATCACTATCAAACATTATGACACGTCCCTTCTCAGACGATCATAACGATACTGATCTCGAGTCTGAAGACCCTCGCCCAAGTTCTTTATCCACTGTAAGGACTCTTGAAACCTAGCGTTATAAAGCTGCAATAAGTCCGCTTCACCTTTCATGAACGTGTACGCCTCTACTAGGCTTCCGTATAGAAGAGCAAGCTCGGCATTGTTGCCCAGGTAACTTGTTCCGTCTCCAGAGGCTGTTATCGAAACAGGACGGAAGAAGTAGTGGAGCTCTACATTATAGTTCGCATCTGGCGTCGGAGATAAGAGGAAGCTCTGGTCGTTCCAATCTGCATAATACAACGGCAGTCCAGTAGTGGCTGGGTTAGGGTTATAGTCCTGCAAAAAAGTAACTTGTTTATATAAAAGAAATTTGTTTTCAGAACTGCTGATCACACTCAGAGAGTTTTGCGCTAAAAAATCACTAGGCTTGGACAAGTATTTGTTGCCAGATGTCGTTACGCCAGACGCATTCTTCCTGAATACATCAAGCTGCGCTTCTTTTAAGATTCTTTCCTCTGCATTCAGGATAAACCTGCTTAACTGACTAACGAAGGTCGTTTCCGTATTCTGCGTATAATCCTGTATCGCCGTCTTTAGCGTAGTAAATGTATATGCCATGTTACGCACTCACCGTAACAGGACCGGCAGACGAAACGCCGCCCCCTCCTGTTGTATTACCAGATGTCGCTGTCTCACTACCCGCAGAGAATGTGTATGTGTCATCGCCTACTTTCGTAATTGAGTACCCAGATGCGGATTGTAAGTTTGATGAAGTGAAACCGTCAAATGCTTCAACAGACCGGAAACGGACAGTATCTCCAGTAAGGCGCCCGTGATTCAGTTCAGAAACGGTGATGGTGGAGGTGCCACTGTTTCCAGACTTAAAGGCGTTAAACTTCAACAAAACCGTAACAGCAGGCTCAGATCGATCTGAACGGCTAATTCGTAATGCTTGTGGATCTGCTCTGATAGGACGAGGCTCAAGTTGAGGATGTTTAGACTCATACTCGTCCTTACCCACCAGAGAGTTATTCCACTCTCGGATCATGTCCGTCAACTTATACGCTCTGCCAGAACGATCCGATATTCCTAGAGCATACTTTCCAGAAGCATATCTGCCCATTACGTCACACTTAGCGAGCTGTAACTCGGCACAAGCCTGAGAGATACTCTTTCGCCATCCTCTGCCGCCGCCCTATAGAACTCTTCCTCATATAAATCTTTCAGAGCTCCAATCCTTTCGGGCGCCTTCTTAACAGACAAATAATACGATAGCCCTGCAACTAAACAGGGAAGAAACCGAAACGGAATGTCTGCGTTGTTTATAGACGCATCAATGTCCTCTATGCGCCGTACTCTGTAATATATCAATTGATCTGTAGAATTTTCGGGAGAGGGCCAAACCGTAATCGTCGGCGTAACCTGACGGTCTATAAAAAACTGCGTTGGCCGGCCTTGAGTGGTCTTATCTGGTATTGTCAGATAATCCTGTCTACCAATTCGGCTGGTGCTAATATCTGTTCCAGAACGCCGCACCACAGCTTCTAAGACATCAACCGTAGCCTGGACATCTGAGAGATCCGATACAGATGTCACCGTAGCAGTAGCAGAACTAGATGCCCCCGTAACCGTTTCTGTAGCAGTAAACGTTCCTACAGGTATCGTTATGGTCATTGTCGTACCAGAAGGTTTTGTGATAACGGAAGTTGAGGCCCCGCTGGTTCCTCCGCTTATTGACTCTCCCACAGAAAATCCAGTGGACGATGACACGGTCATCGTGATCGTGCCGATTGGATATGTTGCTATGGAAGAAGAGGAGGAGAGTTGAGCAAAAGTTAATGTCTTCTGCTCAACTGTCCACAGGTTTAAACCTCTGTTCGCCCACTCTGCAAACAGTAAGTTTAAAGAACGTCTTGCAGTGGCGGCGTCATAGCCTGTGCGGAGTTCAAGGCCGCATCTCTCATAGGCTTCCTCGATGACATCAGCCATGTTCAAGTTAAAATCAACGGAACCTGAAGTAGCCATGGCTTTTAGTATTCCTTAGAGCATTCAAGAACCACTGTGTAAGTGTCACCAGATCCATGACCAACGGTAGTAAATCGAATGTCTCCCGTTGGACTAGTCGCAGAATTCAAAAGACCCCCAAAAGAAGAGAAGTCAAACTCCCCTTGATAATCTGAAGGAAGCTCTACCGCTAGAGTATCTGTGCTTGCGTCAAAAAGAATCTTCAAGGACAGACCTATAGTGGAGAACCATATCTTATTGATTCTGAGATTTGTGCAAACCGTTCCGTCTTGACGCGTGTTTAAGCCAGAGACATCAATCGCCAGAACTGCACTCTGCCCAGTGTCCACGTATGTGTAAGCAAAAGACTTAACAAGCTTTTTCGGCCCGTCTTCTATCATCTTCTCCGTAAAAGTATCGGCCATAACCTACTCCTTGATTACACCCATCAGGACAAGGCGCTTACGCTCCGCGCTTCCCTCTGGAGGAAGATCTACAACAGACTTTTTAGAAGCTTTTTTCTTCGGCTTCTCCTGAACAAACGCCTCGTTTACGTCGGGCGTTGAAGGATCATCTGGCACAAACTTTCCTGATTTTGTCCGCGCTCGTTTAGCCATAAGTCTTCTCCTTAGTAGCTAACACCACGATCTTGAGCGACAAGGATATAGTCAATGGACATCGACTTGGTTCCTGTAGCATTACCAGAAATCTCCATCGCCGCCGCTGCCATGTTAGCGGTGGGGATGTTGGTGGTGTGCGTACCAACAAGGGAGCGGTTGATATAATACTTAACCGTGTCAGTGCTTGTGCCCTTCGTAGCAACAAAGCTAACAGTGACGTTAGTATCGTCAGCAAAGTCATTAGCTGCTGCGAGAGTGGTATCGGTTTCAGTATCACCAGACTCTGAAATCAAATGTGGAGTTGCATCGCCATCATCAATCTGGAATCCAATTCGGTTTGACGCGGCAAGACAGTTTTCTGGATTCGTTGCAAAGTTTTCACAAACGCCAATAAACATATCCATCTGATCCGCATCGGACATAGAGAACCGAGCTTCAAAGTAAAGTTTCTCTCCAGCCGTGCTAGGTAGGCCAAAGATTTCATTACCCTGAATCGACGCACCATCATTATCGGTAGTTGCTTGAGACGACAGCTTCACAAAACCACCGAGGGTATCCGCGAGAATCGCCGCAGAGGCGCTACTGTCTTTGACGACAGTCCAATCATTGGTGTTGTCTAGGGTTACACCTGTGAAGTCATCCATGTAGACAACTTGATCAGGCCATGCTGCAATATTAAGTCCCTCTAATGTAGGACGGGCAGAAGAGAACAGGACGGGTCCTGAAAAATGTGTTTTTGCCATTTGGCTTTCCTCCTTACGAAAGGTTTCGCCCTAGAGTCTTCGTAAGCGTCTGCTGGGTCAGTCGCTAGGGCTAGTATCGTCCCAGATGAGAAGAGAGGGGTTTCCCCCTCTCTATCCCAAGTTAGGCCCCCGGTGATCCGAACACACAACGTGGGTCGGAGAAACCGAAGCTGTAACGCTCACGGGCTTTGTAGCGAACGTTACCAGTATCAAAGTCACCTTCCATCTTGGTCGTAATCGGAAGACGCTCAAAATGAACGAAGCCGCGAGGGGCGTCGGTCTTAATGAAGAACGCATCCGTATCCGTCAGATAATGGTTAACAACGTAGCCTTGCGGAAGCATTCCCATGTTCCGAATGGCGTTGATGTCATTATCTGCGGTGCCAACACGAAGGGTGGATTCAAGCAGACGATCCGCTACGAATTGCAATGCCGGCGGGACAATAAGCTTCAAGCCTCGAACAGAAACTTTGAGCCCACGCTCGTCAACAAAAGCAGCAATGTCGATGAGAGAGTTTTCAAGGCTCGTCTCATTGAGGTCTGCCGCCGTAGCCAATTCGTTACGGAAGGTGTTTCCGCTCGTCAGTGGGTGTGCAGTAGAGCAGAGCTCCACGCCGTCGCCACCTGTCACGGTGCTATCAAACGCATTGTTCAAAACAGCTGCGGCCTTCACCTGTTTGGTGTTGGCCATGCTTCGAGCAAGTGCCTTTGTGTAGCGAGACGCCAGACGATCATACAGATTGTCCTCAATAGCCTCTTCCGTAATGGAGAAAGCCAAGGCAATCGTTTCCATCGTGTAACGTGCCGTGTACGCCTCTTGGGCGTCATCGAACGAAACTGCCGAACCTTCTGACTTTACTGGTGCCGAGCCAAAGCCAGACAACATTACTTCCTCTTCAAAAGCTCGCTCTGAAGATTCCGTGTCAAAAATTTCAGCATGTTCTGCATCGTACCTAGCGTACTCAAGTCCAAATAAGGCATTGAGTCCAGGCTCTAGCTCTTTCGCTAGTTGTGCTCTTGAAATAGCCATTTCTCAACGTCTCCTTATACGCCAGTGGTTGAAACAGTACCACCCGCAATAGCACCATTCGGGCTATTGAAGTTGTTGTTCAACCTAACGATAATGCCAATGCCAGAGGCAGCGAAATCAGCGTTTTCTGGGTCATCTTGCCAACCCATAATACGAAGATTCAAATTAGCGGTGGTGTTAATAGTACTCACCGCCAATGCTGCCGAAGACATTCCTGTGGTAGTGCTTCCGCTTGTACCACTAGAGAAGTTGGCGTTTGCAAAGACTGCCGCCCTTGCACCAGCTTCGTTCGTGATAGATGCATCCGTAGCAATTAAGAACAACTGCATTGGATCATCCGCAACAAAAGCTTTCACGGGATGATTACTATCCGCTCCAGATCCAGGCCAGTAGTTACTAAACACGGGCTTGCCCGTAGTGCTAGAAACGTACTCACACCCCATGAACGCGCCAAGAAGACCAACAGTGCCACCTGCCGCAGCGCCCACGATGTCAATAAACCCTGTAGAAAGGGGAATAACAGGACTGCCTTGGTAGATAACATTGCTGTTACCACTAGCGATTTCATATTGAGTGTAGCCTGAAACACCTGTGGAGTTTGAGTTCTGACCTACCTTTGCAATCGGTCTGAGCCCAAACGCTCCATTAGAGTTTGCCATCTTTCACTCTCCATTAGCCCTCCAACTTACGAGGACCTCCAAAAGTTACACTAGACTGCCGTTCAGGCTTGCTGATCGGCATAGCTGGGTGCTGCTCTCGGGCCAAATCGTTGTCAACAGCAGACATCTGATCTCTAGCAACGTTTTTAAAGTAACCAGTACGTTCATTAGCGATCTCCTCAGGTATCCGTGCTAAGAGCAATCCACCTACACCAATGACGCCGGCATGTTTACCGTCCTCAACAGTAGGTATCTCAAAGTCTGGGTATTCGTCACCACGTACCAACTCCCATCCCTCACGGGATCTCGCTGATATGTTTTTACGGTCATCAAAACCCATGACCTCTGCTCTTATCCACCTATGCCTGTAACCTTCAGGTGCAGGTGGGGCGTCTAACATAGACGGCGGCCTCCACGGAGTAGAACGCTTCTGTTGTTCGCGTGTGCTATTGGCCCTAGGCGTCTTAGGTGACTTCTGGCGAGTAGTGTTCTCGGTACTCATGTTCAATCCCTCACATACTTTGCGTATTCTTCAAGCGGCACATTCAGCTTCTTGGCAATCGCAATTTGCGACGGACTTAACCGCACTTTTTTACGTCCACCCTTGTTGCGGGACTTGGAACTCTCGGCTGACGCAACCTTCTGAGTTCCCCCGTTGCTACCGTTCTTTGAACCAAGTTTCTGAGGAAACTCAGATAAAAGACGATTATCCATTTCAGTATAGTACTCATCTGAAGTGGGGTCAAATCCTTCGTCCTCAACCAACCTTCGATGTAAACCAAAAGCTGCATAAGTCATAACTTCGTCTGTGCCAAACCAAGAGTTCCTTTCGGCCCAAGCTTGAGCCTTCGGATCTGGATCGGGTTGTTTCTGTTGCGGTTGTGCTTGAGGTTGCGTCTGAGGCTGTGGCGCCTGTTCCGCAGTTTCCACTTCCTTTTTAACCGCAGAAATCTTCTGTTTTTCAGCAGTCAACTGAGCAAGCGCCTCTTGCGCTTCAACAAGACGATCTACATCTCCGCTCTCATGAGCATCCTTGAGAATGCGTTTTGCTGAGTCAATCTGAGAAGTAACACGACTGTCAAATTCTTCTTGATATCCTTTATCAAGGTTCTCAAGCCGCTGCTTCAGGCTCTCGTTTTCTTTACGGACATTTTCCGCAAACTGAAGTGCCGTCTGTTTTTGACGCTCTTCTTCACGATACTTTGAAGTCAGTTGCTTAATTCGGCTCTGAGCTTTGCGGGAATAATCATCCAGCTCTTTCTCTTTGCCTTCATCTTCAGCAGAGGACTCTATTTCCACGCCGTCTGCTGCTGGGTTAGGAGGTGCCGAGACATCTACATCCACTGATGTCTCTTCAGAGTCTCCGACATCAATCCTTGTTTCTTCCGTTTCCGTAATTTCGCTCATCATATCCTCTATGCTTTCTAGACATGTTTAATATCATCTGGCTCAAGAATTGTAGCGATGACCTCATCATCGTTGATGATTCGGACCTCCCCACCATCAATCTTGAACCGAGCACCAGCATAACGTCCGATACACACCCACTGTCCTTCAGAACACCACGGTTGCATGTCGTCTCCAAACTTATGAGGATCTTTGTATGCTAGTGGTCCTAACTTAACGACATACGCCACAACAGTGGCCAAAGCCTCTCGGTCTCGGACAGCGTCTGGGATGTAAACACCCCCTTCTGTCGTCGCCCTTCCAGCATAGGGCATCACTAAAATGCGCCATCCTGTCGGTTGAGGCAGTCGTTCCTGTAAGGACTCCTCTAAAAGAGAAGGGTCTAACACCTTCTCGTCAGCAGCAACGTATGCTGATGCTACAGAACTTTTGGCTTCAGCCACGTGGTCTGGCACGTATAAGGTTTTGGTCATTCTTCTTTCTCCAACCTATCTAGTCGTTCTCTGATTTCAGTTTTAGCATACTGTAGTCCGTCAAGTTCTCCTACAAGCTGGCGATACTTCTCCATGCTATCTGGAGAACCATGCAGTATGTTTTGTTCTGTAAGCTCAATCCTTCCTTCTATGGCCTTCAGAACGGCGTAAGCGAACGAAAGAGCATCTTCCATTAAGCTTTCCGCTTCTTACGTTTCTTGAGCTTCTTGAAATCCGCACCCGTAATCTTGTTACGCGGCGGTGCGAAAGAAGCTAATTTCTTTTGTTTCTGGGACAGAGGCTTCTTTGCCATTAGAATGTTCCTTGTCCACCGTTGCTGTTAAAGTAGCGGCTCTTAAACTGAGCCTCAGTGCCTTTAATGAGTTGCTGAGACACACCGCCCTCTTTACGTCTCTGAGGAGCATTCGGAGGAGGTGCATCGACCTCTTCCATCGTGATCTCAACGGGCTCATTCATCATTTCTACATCTTCCATAGTCCTCTCCTAACGTTTCACGTGGAACAATCAACCCATTTTGTTTATGCGGCTCTGATTAATTTGCGCTCGTAACAGCGCGATATCCTCCTGAGAGTCGATTTTTTCTCTATCGATCTCTTGGTTTTCTGCTGTTTTCTGTTGATCAAAGTCTAACCGAGCAGCAAACTCGTTCGCCTTTCGTTGAAGATCCATGGCCTTGATATCAAGCTCTTTGTCACGAAGCTCAACTAGAGGATCAACATCGGCGCCTGGTGGCGGTCCAAGCATAGGCATGATTTCTTGCGTATATTCCGCAACTAACTGTGCAACCTCGGCCTCTACGTCCATCGGGGGTGGCTGCATTCCTTGCGCCATAGCTTGCTCTGCCATCATCATCGTCTTCGCTTGAACAACATTCCGAGCCTTGAGCGCAATATGCTCACAGATATGCGCCTGAAGAAGACCAAGAACAGGCGGGGTGCCGGCTGGAACAGGTGTCTTCATGAACGTAATGTGAGACAAAATATGCGCGTCATGGTCCTGTGTCGGAAACGCCTGTAAGTTCTCTTGAATCAACGCTCGAGCGTTCTCAATCGCTGGATCAGTAGGCTGTGGAGGTTTGGGTGTAGGCAAGATTGCCTCTATGTTCTGAACCCCCAGCGCCTGATACATCCTTCTGTACGCCTCAAACAGGTTATGCATCTGCGGGTTTGACTGCGCCAGCTGAAGCTGTGTCTGTGCTATCGCGATTCGCTGCGATAGAGAAAAGATATTCGGATCAGATACAGGAATAACATCGACACGGTCATCAAAATCCATCTGCTTGATGAAGGACTCCGCGCCGTAGACGTTGTAAGGGTACATAGGCGGCAAAGATTCCTTGAATATCTTCGCCAGCATCCTGAACTCTTGTTTCTGGGCGTAGTGAAGCCGCTTATGAATAGCGGACATCACCCGTGAGCCCCTCTCAAGAAGTGCCACCGTTGTCCCTACAGCCGCCTGCTGGTTGCCGTCACCAACCTGAAGATCCGCAATCGCGGCGAATCTCTGGCCTGCCTCTACCACAAAACCTAGCAGAGAGTACAACGTTTGGCTTGGTTCCTTATAGGGAAGCGGCATCAGGCTGTCGCGCAAAGCACCACCAGGAGCGTCAATGTCGCGGAACTCGCCGGGAGCAAGAGGTTCGTCAGAGTCACGGATGCGGATACCTCGGGCTTTGAATCCAGCGGGTAGGTTTGCCAAGGTGCCAGCATCAATCAATTGCCGCATAATAGAGGTCGCGGAACGGCCAAGACCTCCAATCATATGAAGCAGACCAAGGCCGTAGAAGCCTAGCCCCGGAAGAAACTTGTAATGCGTGAAGTATTGATTCTTTTTGTAATACTCATCGCCTTCATTCCAGTTGCGACGGATCGATAAAACCGTCGTACTCCCCTCATCCACCGTAACAATATACGGCAACTTGATGCCTGTTTCTTCTCCATCCAAGGGACTGACATGCTCAAAGCCTTTCAGATCAAGGTCGATATGAAACTCTATGAGAGTGCAGTCTTCTCCATCAACGGTCTTTTCTACGCCGACAAGTTCCCGCTCTTTCTCTCGTAGACTATCGTCAGACTCATACGGCGTCAGTTCAACATCGCGATAGAACCCAGCCGCCTGATTTTTACGGACATTGTTGATGTCCATGCGTACAACGTGAGCAATACGGGATGCAGACTCAAGATCCGTAGCATTGTAAGGTACAACAAGATCATCAGCCGGCACGAACCGCGCTACGGCCCTGTCCAGCATGTCATCAAAGTAAATCTTCTTGAACGCGCTCCCAGCCAACGGCAGATAGAAGAGCATACGATCCGTTTCAGGATCATACTCTTGCATAACATTCAGGATTTCGTAGTTCATGAAATCCTTAACACGCTGTGCTTGATCTTCTGTTTCTGGGGTAACGGCGCCTACAATCTCCGTGCGAACGGGGCCAGACGAGGGCAAAAGCTCCTTGTATGCTTGTGACTGAAACTGTGTCACGGCTTCAGCGATGACGGGGTGCGTCACACCACTGGACCCTCGAAAAGGTTCTTCACGGTCTTCATACTTGATACCAAGAAGATCAAGGCCGTCAGAGTACGCATCTTCCCACTCCTGTCGGCCAGACTTGTCCTCCTCGTATAGATATAGGAGTTCTTGAGCGATATCATTAAGGTCGCGTTCGTCCAAAAGCTCCGCAAGGTTTGCGTCTTGCTCTGTGAACATCTGTTCTCTGACAGCGTCCTCAAAGTTGATGATGACAGAGCCATCCTCTTCTTCAATGATCTCTGTCGGATCTTCAAGCTGTTCAACCTCAACGGCTTCCTCTTCCTCAAGAAGATTCTCACCTTGAGCAGGCATCGCGCCGTCTATTAAGGAGATAGGGGTCTCAGCCATAACTTTTCCTAACGATTCTTTAGCAGTGTATTAACATCAGGAGGACTCGGAAGAGGACTTCCCTCGCAACAAGGCTCCACATTTATGCCGCATCTCAAACATTGTCTGTGTCCGTGTACTTCCACGATCTGTTGAACAGAAGAACAGTGGGCGCAGTGTACTTGTTCTAACATTTCCACCTTCTTCTTGCCTGACGAATACGGCTGTTTGGATCATTTCTTGTCTTGGCAGAGGACCGTTTTAATTGTCCTAAAGATCTCGCGCAATAGCTCTTACGCCTTTTAGCCGCCTTGCTTCCAGGCTTGACCTTACCCGTAACCGCTGTCTTCAGTTTTGATCCAGGGTTAGCTCTGCGATGCGCTGCAACGCCTTTCTTGGTCATTCCCGCGCCCTTTTCAGTAGGGCGATAATTAGCGCCTTTGCCTTTCGTGGTTCTACGGATGGGCTTTTGACGTTTTTTCGCCATCTTACTCGCCTTCAGAATAAAGATTGTTGAAGGTCACAGAAGGGTCGAGGTAAGACTCATGAGACTCTGCCGAGTGTGTCCATTGTGAAGGTGCAAAGTCTGGCGCCCCCTCGCCTGTTCTCCATAAGGCAGGGCTTGTCGCACGAACCCTGTTATTTGGCAGCGCAACAATATTACCTGTCCACGGTCCAGCGTCAGTCAAATAAATAACATGTGACTGTTTATGCTGCGCGGGATCATCCGCGATCTC